ACTCTACAGAGAACGACAAAAAGCCCAAGACCTACAAAAACTAGAAAAGATATTCTCTCTCGCATTCGTCGATGAATACGACATGTTCGACAAGCTCATAACCATCCACCTGCCAGAAAAACTAAGCCAACACGGCAGCTTTCTAAAAAAAACCAGACCACTTTGGGAACCCATACTAAAAAATATCTACGGAGAACGAGCACACCTGGGCTACTACTTCTACCTAGACGAAACCGAATACCCCAAAGCATGGGACAAAGACATCGAAGCCCTAAATAAAATAAAGACCACAGATGCCAACGAAAAAGCCGACTAGAAAGAAAAAAACACCAAAAACCACCAAGCCTAACACGAGTAAAAACCATACTCCGTGCGTTGTGGTAGACGAATACTTCGATGCAGTCAACTATAAGAGAACTCCAATGACTGACGTCGGACTCAAACGACTCGGACAACAACTCACAAAATGGGCGCTGAACGATGACGACGCTTTGACCATTAGGCAATTCTTTAACGCTCGCGGAATTGGAGACAACTCGATCGAGAACTGGAAGAAAAAATTCCCGCACTTTAACCATGCAGTCAAACTCGCAATGAATGCCATCGGTACACGCAGAGAGATAGGTGGGCTCAAGAAGAAATTAGACTCAAACTTCGCATCATCATCAATGGCACACTACTTGAAGGAATACAAATCGCTTGCAGAGTGGCGTGCTGGCCTCAGACAGAAAGAAGAAGCGAAGAACGAGACCAAGATTGTTGTGATAGAAAGATTCCCGGAGACACGAGAAGTACCACCAAAGAAGGAGGACGATGAAAGCAAGTAAAGAGAAGGTTGCCAGCGAAGTTGTGAAAGCAGACAAAAAGAAAGTTGCTACTGAGCTCGAGATTATACGTAGGCTGTTTGAGGTTCTGGCTCTTGTAGGCCCTGTAGACGCTTTTAATGAATATAATGTCGATGAGCTTCTTAGTGGGGACGGATGCGGAGTAGAAACCAAGGACGCACCGTTCAATTTTGCACACGTGATGTCAACACTCAATGCACTGCAAGACGTCTGTGCCTGGGTAACAGAAGACGAAGAGTTCAGGGCGTATCTACTGTTGGAAAGAGCGTGCTGCTTTGTGGCACATGAGCGTACAGAGTTTCAGGGAAGAGACAGCGAAGCCTTGCAGAAGATTTTTGGAGAACTCATGCTACGCCCACTGTATAAAATTGAGAGTGAGAAGGGGCGCAGAGAGCATTACTCTTCCTACACATTGCCACGCCTGCTTAAAGCGATTGACCTAGCGTTCGAGCTTGGATTCTATCTGGTGCCAAACAATAAGACGATTGAAGTCATAGCTGACGTTGAAGAAGGCAAGGACCTCGTCGAGGCTGAGAGCATAGACGATATTCTTGCTGACACGACAAAAAAGGACGATAAAAAGGAGTAGCCTATGGCGCTACCCACCCTTGACGAGCTTAAGCACATGCTGAAAGAAAAGAGTGAGCCAAGAACCTACAAGCCTTCAACAATATGGACACGCACAGAGGCTCTCGCGATGAAGCCTAAGACCGCTATGTTTGTGGAGTTAGAGCGCATACGCAAAAACTTGTCGGTGAAGAAGAAATCACTCAAAGAGATGAAGCTCTTTTTCAAGCGCTATGCCAATAAAGGGCCGTTCATTGCAGATAAGTTGATCCATAAACGACGTGTTCTTGTAGCGCGTGATTTATACGACACCATGCAGCATGTAAAGGGCTGCCAAGATATTCAAAACTTTGTAGCTGATATCAACGGGATATTGAAAGAGTCGCGTGAGACATGGGGGCGAATTCTTTACCTCTGGAGATCCATCGCGCTGTTCTCAGATAGGATGGGCGACCTTGATCATTTTCTGGATCAGCATACTCAAAGTGGGGGTGATTTTCTCGAGAGCGCTTCTTACGAGATTGGCGAGCTTAAAAAAGCAATGGTGAGAGTGTATGTATTTATGAGAAGAAGAGGGATTGATTGATGTCGGAAGAAAAACACATAGTTCCCGGTGCAATGTTTGGTAAATGGCAAGTTTTAGGTGAAGTTGAGAAGAATAAGCACGGCGCAAAGGTCTATCGGTGTAGATGTGTGTGTGGAACAGAGAAGAATATAGCTTCAAACAACTTGTTGCGAGGCGATACCACACAGTGTCTACGATGTTATACTCGTAAGCGTCGCAAAATGAATATCGTTCGCAATAGCTGTTCGTAAGGACCGATCATGCTGAGTAATTATGACTTTGAGAGTATTAAGGAGCCTCACCGTAGAAGGATAGCTATAGAGGCGTTTCGATTGCAGCTTTGTGATGTACTTTATCATTTGCGGCGTGCCGAGCATGCGTCTTTTGGGGCTCACGACATGAACTACATGCTTGCTCGTGATTATCGCTTAAACAAGGTTCTTGATAAGTATGGCGATGGTCCTATGCACGACATTTATGGGCAGATAGGCGACATAAGTAAAGCCGTAATGGATATTCTTTTGTTTACTGAGGGTTACGGCGAGGAAGGAGAAGAGAAATGCTGACAAATAGCTTGAGGCTTCTTGCTGGGCTTGCAATGTCTATTTGTAGCACTGCAAAGATGTGTGTGGAGATTCCAAAAGATCTCGTTTTGAGGGGGGAAAAATAGTTTTGAGGGGAGAGTACTATGAATATCATGGCGTTTTTGATTGTATGTTTGGCGGTTGTTTCTATCGAGACGGTTAGATCTTTTACATTCTCGACTCAGTCAAATGAGGTTCGGATAGGGATGTGTCGCCGGTATCTTGAAATGAGGTGTGTCCGTGCTCGTATAAGAAAGTTGCGGGCTCGCTGGAATGCATCAAATAGGAGATGAAATGGATTACTTGAATGTTTCTTTGCGTGCAGGCCTAGCAGGGCTTTTTGGGGTAGTTGTCCTGTTTGGGCTCTACTACCTGTGGCGTAGCTTGAAGGGTTCTTAGTTTTTCTCGGTAGACACGGTAATTTCTGATTTCCTAATTTCCTAATCTCTAGGGAAATCAGAAATTAGGAAATCGCATCAAATTGTTGTCTTGATCAAGGAGGATGGATGACAGGTGGCTTTATGGATGCTTGTGTGCGTGTTATGGCAGCTGCTGTCATGCTCCTTATTATATATAGTGAGATGGGTATGAGCACAAGAGGTATTCTAAGGAATGTTGTTATCTCGCTGTGCTTATCGGTGTGTTTCTCACTGTGTTTGGGAGCGCTGCTTGGGTATAATTCTGTGGCATTAATTGTTAAGGGATGATGGATGATAGATGGAATTTGCTATTACTTGGGGTTTATTTTTTGTTGTGCATGTCTTCAGCAGGCGTTGGTGGACTCCCAGATGTTTGTGTTAAAGAGGGTTGATTGTTTGTACCGTTACGTTAAGCGTAAGCCTAATCGCAAGACCACTACCAAAGAGCTAACTTCTAAAGACCTTGATACATTGGCAAAGATGATTATTAAAAGGGATCGTAGAAAAGAGGAAATCAGGCCAAATGAGTAAGTTTAGGCCAGAGACGCAGATAAAGCTTAACAGATTTAAGCCAAGACCGTATCAACTCCCAATCATTGATGCGATTGAGAACAAAGACTACAAGCGAGTTGTGGCGATTCTCCCTCGTCGTGCTGGGAAGGACATCACGGCTTGGAACATTATGATCCGAGCTGCTTTGCGCAAATGCGGTGTTTATTACTACATTTTCCCTACTTATGCTCAAGCCAAGAAGGTAATCTGGGATTCGATCACGAACACTGGTGAGAAGATCCTTGATTACATTCCTGAGGAGTTGGTGTTTTCAAAGAACTCTCAGGAGATGAAGATTGTTTTAGTGAATGACTCCATCATCCAACTGGTGGGCTCGACCGATTATGATCGTTTGATGGGAACCAATCCCCAGGGATGTGTGTTCTCTGAATATGCGATGCAAGATCCGAGGGCCTACCAGTATATAAGGCCTATTCTCACGGCAAATGACGGCTGGGCACTGTTTATATCTACGCCTCGCGGTAAAAATAATCTATGGGAGCTCTATCAAATAGCACAACATTCGGATGACTGGTTTGCTTATAAGCTCACTGTTAATGACACTATGCATATCTCCCTTGCGGCCATTGAAAAAGAGAAGGTCGAGGGGATAATGTCAGAAGATTTGATACAGCAGGAGTACTTCACCTCGTTCGACCTTGGTGTTGAGGGTGCGTACTACTCTCGTATACTGGATAAGCTACGCACAAAGGGTCAAATTTCTATTGTCCCGGTCGAACCAGGCTTCAAGGTGCACACAGCATGGGATCTTGGAGTTCGTGACTCTACGTGCATAATCTTCTTCCAGGTCGTTGGTCAGATAATTCGCATTATTGATTGCTATGAGAACTCTAAAGTTGGCCTTGATCATTACGCCAAGATATTGGCACAGAAAGACTATTTGTATGGGAAGCATATCGCGCCTCATGATATTGCTGTTCGGGAGCTTGGCTCTGGTATTACTCGCATCGAGAAAGCGAGGTCTTTAGGGATTAACTTTATTGTTGCTGACAAGGTTTCTGTTGAGGATGGTATAGAGGCGGTACGATCAGCGTTGCCTCGCATGTGGTTTGACGAGAAGGAATGCGCGGATCTATTGAAGGCTCTTGAGAACTACCGTCAGGAGTGGGATATCAATAAGAAGGTCTACAAGGGCTATCCGCTTCACAACTGGGCGAGTCACTTTGCTGACGCTATGCGTTATCTTGCGATATCTTTACCTAAGACGCGTGATGGTCTCACTCCAGAAGAATTGGATAAGCGTTATAACGAGGCGATGTATGGCAATGAAGGTCGGTTGCCGGCGCCATTTAGGGGTAATAATCGGTATTAAGCTTGCGCTCCTGCCTAAATAGTCTAAGCTGTATGTATAGACATTATAGACGCGTTTATTAAAGGGCTATTGATATGAACAGATCTGCTATTGAGGCTGCGGTTGTTGAGGAATTCAATAAAAAGCACGCTATTGTACGTATAAATCAGTCTTATATTTTGACTGAGACGAAGGATGTTTTTGGGAATCCTTCGTTTTCTTTGGCGAGTTGGGCGTCATTTAGAAACTTCTATCAGGATGAAAGGGTAACGCTTCCAAATGGCAGAAGGCTTAATAAAACTGAAATATGGCTAAAGAGTGCTGATAGGCGGAAGTACTCTGGGATTATTTTTGATCCAAATCCCAATGCAGATCCTGATAAATATAATATGTGGAGGGGTTTTTCGTGTTCGCCTAAGAAGGGAGATGCGGGTCTTTTCTGGCGGCATGTCAAACAGAACATCTGTGATGGATCTGCGACGAGATACGAGTACGTTAGAAAGTGGCTATCTCTTATTTTTCAGGAACCACAAAATATTCATACTGCGCTTGTTCTTTGTGGTTCTCAGGGAACAGGAAAGAACTTTTTTGTTGAGAACATTGGAAAGCTGCTTGGTAATCATTTCGTTCAAGTTAGTGGCATGAACGAGCTCTTATCGACTTTTAACTTTCACTTGAAGAATGGAGTTCTGATTCATGCGAATGAAGCGCTTTGGGGTGCGTCCAAGCGTTCTCTTGGTCTTCTCAAGGGTATGATAACCGACAGATTATGTATGCTTGAAGCTAAGGGAAAAGATAAGTTAGTTTTGAAGAACTATAAGCATGTCATTATAAGTTCCAATGAGGCATTTCCAGTGTATATAGACTCAGATGACAGGAGGTTTCTTGTGCTAAGCATTTCTGAAAGCCACAAGGAGGACTACGCTTATTTCAGGGCAATAAAAGAACAGCTTGACGATGGTGGGTACGAAGCTCTTTTATATGATCTTCTGAATGAAGATGTCTCGACTTTTGAGCCTAGGATAATCCCATGGAGTAATGAGTCGTTCAAGCTCAAAATGATATCATCAAATTCATGTGGTCGTTTTATTTATGAGGCCCTCTCGGCTGGTTATTTTGACACTTCAATGGCTCAATTATGGACCGGCACAATTCCTAAGTGTGATCTTTACCGTTACTACAAAGAATGGTGCATGCTTAATGGTGAAGTTTCGATGCCAAATAACACATTTAGTATTTGCCTTAAGAAAATATTTCCAACGATGAGGACCAGTCGATTATCGATTGGCAATGCCAGAATCTACGCTCATATTCTGCCTTCTTTGAGTCACGCAAAGGAATTTTTCTGTAAGGCTTATAAGGCAAATGACAAAGACATCTTTTCAAAGGATTAAGCATGCTAACTTCTTCTATGTTTTTAATTATTCTATTAGGTTATACGTATATAATTTTTTTTATTTTAGGGGCGCGCATGTATGTTCTTGGCAAAGATTATATAGTTGCGAAGGGTGTAGCGACTCTTCTTCCGAAAGTTGGCAATCTTGTGGACTTTATAAGTACTGAAAAATCATGAATACAGCAAAGGGGTTCCCAGACAATGATTAGTCCGCTAATTTTTACGATTCTTTTAATAGCGATTTTGATTGTCAAGCTTTATCTTGATGCGCAGCAAGAAGAAGACGACGGCCTATCAGAGTTTACCCGGCAGAAAAAAAAGTTTATAAGCGATGATTTTAAGCTCTTTAAGGTCGTTAGTAAAAAAAACATTGACGGCAAATGCTTTTACGAGTGTCGATGCTATTTGTGCGATTGCAAGATTTGGGTTAAAAGAGGCAATATAAACATGTCTTTTTATCGGTTTTGCAAAGAGTGTCGTACGGAAAGGAATATTGAACCGCCGCGCAAAATTAATCATTCAGATGTATGCTATTTCTGTGATCAACGCGATCCTGAGATGAGGCGTCTTAATCTAGATGGTGCGCCCGTTTGTATAAAGTGCAGTATGCATTATCGTAGGAATCTGGATGACGGAGAGCTGTAGCCACCCCTCTCATAAGATCTCATAAGATCTCATATAATCTCCCTTTTAAAGAAAACGCTGCTAACGACCAACTAAAAGCATTTTTTTGAAAGGCTTCTGCCACGAGGTACGGTAAATTTTCAGAAGTCTTGATTTAACTCGAAGAGATACCTTTCTAAATGAAGCGACCCGCCGAATAACCACGGCGGGTTTTTTATTTGCGAGATAGATAGTGTGTCTTTGGTACTATAATTCTGCTTTATATTGCGCTCCTGAAAAAGGATTCACATTGCGTGTAACAATGAAGATCTAAGGATTAAGTCCCATGGCACTATTTCCACAACTAGGCCCTGAATATTATGACGAGAAAGATAAAGGTATTTTAAAGAGTATGGAGGCGTTTTATTCAGAGAGTATAACGATTAATCAGTCGTTTTGGGGTGAGGGAGATACGGACACCCGTTTTGAGGCTGGTGACCAGACGCTATGGAATGATATGTACGGCAACTTGCCAGCAAATCGTCGGCGCCAGTTCAATTTTAACCGTATACGGCGTGTAGTTAATATGATCTCTGGGCATCAACGGCGTAATCGTATGTCGACTACTGTGACTCCGGTTGAGAACGGTGACAGTGATACAGCAGATCAATTCACTAAAATACTCATGTGGAATGCTCAGCAAGAGGGGATTCTCGAGACTATTTCTGAGTCGTTTCATGGTGCGCTTGTAACTGGCATGAACATGCTGCAGGTGTGGACAGATTACAGATCAGATCCCGTATCTGGTACAATAAAAGTTAATAATTGCTCGTATAACAGCTTTCTCATCGATCCCTTTTTCAGGAAAAAAGATTTATCAGATTGTAATGCCATATGGAAGAGATCGTTTTTGACAAAGCGTGAGGCGCTCTCGCTGCTTCCAGACCAAAAGGAAGTTATTGTTTCTTTGAGCACAAACAGTTCGGACGGAAAGTTTCAGTTTATGCCTGAGAGTTACGATTACGGTACTCGTAACCTTATGACATATGACGAGTATTATTACAGGGATTACCGTACGCAGAGGATGCTTGTTGATGCAAAGACTGGCGAGACGATGGAATGGAAGGGTAAAGAAGAAGCGGATCTCCGTTATTACCTCTCGCTTTACCCGGAAGTCACGGTTATTGATCAGGAGATTCCAACTGTTAAGGTGGCTATCGTTTTGCAGGGTAAGGTTATGTACAATGGCCCGAACCCAATGGGCATTGATAAGTATCCATTCGTCCCTGTTTTTGGTTATTATAATCCTCAAATGCCTTATTTTCCTTGGCGCGTACAGGGCGTGGTTCGCGGACTACGAGATGCCCAGTACTTATACAA